GATATTGGATACAATATTCATAAAATTAGTTTCGATGGATGGCAAAGTGTCGATTCGGTACAAACACTTAAATCAGCGGGGTTTAATGCTGATTTCTTTTCAGTAGATAGAAATCCTGAAGCTTATTACACTTTGAAATCAGCTTTACTTGATAAACGATTAAATTATTACTATTACAAGTCCTTTGTTACTGAATTACAGCAATTAGAAGAGGTTAAAGGTTCAAAAATTGACCATCCAAGACAAGGAAGTAAAGATGTGGCTGATGCAGTAGCAGGGGTATGTTATCATGCTGCTCAAGGAACACCAGGAAGAGGTTTTAAAATAGTTGGTAAATAATTGCTTTTCTTTTAAAAAAAGTGTATATTTCGTTTAGAAGTTAGTTTTTTAAGAGAAAATCATGAAAATTCCTAAATTTTTAGAAAAAACTGTTTTAAATAGTGATAATGTCAAGACAAAAATTGATGAAGTTAAAAAAACAAGTGAAACGAGTACAGTAAAAGAATTAAAGCAAGAATTAAAAACACAATACAATAAAGAAGTAAGAGGTGAAGTTAAAAAAGCATTAACAGCAGCTAAAAAGGATTGGGCATTTGAAACTGTTAAGGCTCTTGATAATCGCTTCAAACGTTCTCGTAAATATATTTCTACTTCAGGATATAGTCAAGATGCATTTAAAGCTAATATTTTAGTATCGGGTAAAAATTACAATACTTTATCAGTTTTATTCAGTGATTCTCCTGGTTCAATTCAATCTGCTTCAAGAATTAGAGATGCGGTATTAGGCAGTGGATATGTAATCAAACCTCCAGTTGAAGGCAATAAGGGAACTAAAAAAGATTTAAAGAGGTTAATTGAGTTTTTTGATGCCCCTAATCCTGATGATACAATTGAAACTTTACTTGGTGTTTGTATTGAAAATTATCTTGCTTATGGAAACTTTTATTTAGAAAAAGTTCCTACAAAGAGAAGTGCTAATCGCAAACGTAAACAAATGGAAGTAGCAGAACTTTATAATCTCGACCCGACTAAAATGACTATTTTGATTGATGCAGAAAAGAAGAAAAAGGGTGTTATTGAAAAAAAAGGCTACAAAAGAAGAACAACTGAAAATAAATCAGTTATTTATGATTTAGATGAAATACTTCAAGTTAGACGAGCTAATAGAAAAGCAGATTTATATGGTAGAGCAGTTTTAGAAGATAATACAGCTTCACTTCAATTACTTCTAAGAGCATTAACTTACAATATCAATATTTTAAGAAACGGTGGAAGACCACCAATTCAATTAATATTACCTGAAGATTCCACTGAAGCCGATGCAGACTCAGTATCAGCATGGTTTGAAAAGAATTACATGGGACCACATAATGCTGGAAAAACCCTTATCTCATTTAAAGGAGCGAAAGCAGAAACATTAGGATTAACTCCACAAGATATGGCTTATCTAGAACTTCTTAGATACGGTCTAAGGCTTGTTGCAGGACAATATGGGGTACCACTACTATTAATTGGTTTCCCAGAGGGTACAAATAGAGCTACAGCCTCAGAAGCAAGACGTTCATTCTACTTGACCAATATCTTTCCGTTGAGGAAATTAATTTCACAGAAGATTACTAAAATAATTATTCGAGATGGAATGGGAATTGAAGGATGGCGATTAGACTTTAAAACAGCAGGACTAGAAGAATCTGAAGCTTCAAGACGTGATTTTATGAGTGCTTGGGGTCAAGGATTATATACATTCAATGAAGCAAGAATAGCAATGGGTCAATTACCAATTGATGAAAAATGGGCTAATAAACATCACCTGCTTGGTACAAAAAATGACTCATTAATTGAAATTGAAGATGCTATTGGAAGAGAAACAGATGATTCTTCATCTGAAAAAAAGAAACAAAAACCTAATCGTGGACAAGGTGAAGAAGACCCTGAAGAAGATGAATCAAGTCATGATGATGATTGATTTTTTTCAAGTTTTGAGTTATAATATTGTTAGTTAAAGATTTAGTAATTAGTAAAAGGAGGCAATATGCCAGTACAGAATATTCCAAATACGGGTCAAAGAACAATGAGGGCTCGAATGCAGGTGAAATCTTTCACTTCACCTGAAAAGCCAACCTCAAAGCAACTTCAAGAATTTGATAGAGAAATTAATAAATTCCTTAACACAATAAATAATACTAAAAGGTTTCTTAATGGTCGTAATTCTTATTCTGTAGGTAATAGAATATATACTCTAATTTGGTATCTTGAAAAGATGATGGATGAACCAGTAACTACACCTTTTGGTGATAAAGTTGCACCAGGACAACCTGTTATAAAGGTTGCTAAAGAAAATGTCAAACAAGATAATAGTCCCGAAAAAAAGACAACTTAATGAAACCGAAGAAGTAGTTTTGCCTTATGTTAAATGTAATATTTGCGGGAATCCTACAACACAAGGATTGCATCAAATAAGACTAATAATGATTAAACCAGCAAGACTACAAAGAAATAGAATTACAGGCGTTATGAGAAGAGCACCACCAGTAATGAAAAGACAAGATGTCTATATGTGTACTAACTGTGTAGAAAAGGGTAAAAAATGGCCAGGAACAAAACCTATTTAATATGACAATAAAACAGACATCATTACCAACAGATAAATCAAAAATACTAGACGAGGCAGAAAAACCGCTTCTTAATATTACTTTGCCAGCACCACCAGATATGAATCCATCAGCACCTTTATCTGTAGGAAAACATAATGCTTGTGCTCAAAAGAATTTTGAACAAGTAGCTAATATTTTATTAGCCACTATTAGTAATCAAAAGTTAATAAGTTTAGCCATTACACAACAAGATAAGAAAATTAAGGAATTACAAAAGAATATGAAGATAATTAGTGATAATATTAGAAAATTATTAAAAGAGGATAAAAATGAACAAGGAACCAAGAGAAGTTAATGAATATCTAAAACTTCGCATTCAAGCTTTCAAAGAAAGACTTAAAAAGAGAGAAATATGGGTAAATGGTCCAATCAACGAATCTCTCGTAGAAGTTCTTTATACTAATTTAATTGGTCTTCAAGAACAATCCCAACAACTTCCTATAAGAGTAGTTGTCAATTCATTGGGCGGTAATCTTTTTGAAGCTATTGTTGCTACTGATATCATGGGGACAAGTCCTTGTCCTGTCACAACTATTGGATTAGCTAATGTTGTTTCAGGAGGTTTTATTCTTTTTATGGGAGGTACAGAAAGAATATGCCATGACTATACGCAAATTATGATGCACTCAGCTGGTTTTGCTATGGGAGATAAGGTTCCTAATATCGCTACTAGAGTAGAATATATTAAAAATGTTCAACAAAAAATGGCTAAACTTTTCTCTTATCAAACAGAAGGACAAACTACAGAAGAATATTGGATGGAATTATTTGAAAGCGGAAAAGATAAGTGGTTTTCAATTGAAGAAGCCTTAAAATTAAAGATTATTCATAAAGTTATTAAACGTAAAGAGTTAATTGACTCTAATTTTAGATCAAGACCTAGTTATACTTGGGATTTACAAGATGTAATGAAAGCCCAACAATAAAGGAGTTATTATGAGTGGTGAATTTAATCCAAAACAAAAATTGCCAATTGAGGAAGATCAAACTGCACCTTTAGGTTTTGAATCATCTTCTAGAAATGTAGTTCATATTAAACCAGGACATTGTTCACAATGTCTTGAACCAATGGGAATTAAAGGACAAAAAAGTGCTACAGTTAAAGTATGGACAGCAATAGGTTTAGATTATTGGTGTGAGCAATGTGTAGAAAAAGGGTTAGAAGAAAAAACCTGTATTAAATATAGACATTTTTCTAAAAAGGAACGTAAACAATTACGTAAGCAATTAAAGAAAATAGAAAGGAATAAATATGCCAGAAATAATAAGTAAACCAACAAGATGTTCAAAAGATACTAAGGGGTGTTATTGCCAATGGGGAAGTCAAACCAAGTATTACTATAAATGTGGAGATAAAGCTGCAAGAAATAGAGCAAGAGCTAAAGCCAATAAGCAAGGACAGGCAGCACACGCAGGGGGTTATAAAGGTGCTACGGAAGAATGTCAAGAAAGAGGTCAATCTAATGCTTATAAAACAGGATTTAAAGGTGTTTAAGAAATGAAAATATTAATTTATGGGGATTATTATAAATATAAAGAAAGGAGGTAAACATGATTAAGAAAACACTTAAATGGGTAGTAATTGGTGTTATTGCTTTCATAGTATTAGGAACTATTGCTGGAAGCAGTAATTCAGATTGTCCAGAGCAAAAAGTTGTAGAGAAAGAAGTTATTAAGGAAGTTTGCTCTCAAGAATCACTTTGGAAAGAGTTAAAAGAGGTAGACGATAGGGGATTTCTAATATTAGTAACAGCTCTGGAGTTATCGGGTGAAGGGTTGACAGCAGCTTTTAACCACGATGTTGCGAATATGGAGAGAATTACAAAATTAGCAAAGGCGAATAATCTAGTGTTAGAGGGAATAGTAAATGAGCGTTTATCTATTTTATTAGAGTTAGGATATTAAAAGAAGATTGGGTAAAAGGAAAAGGAGAAAAATAATGGATAAACTCAAGATTTTAATCTATGGTGACTATTGGAAATGGAAAAGTGTCTATGCTCGTGAGATTCGAGATATCCTGCCTTACTTAAAAAAGGGCAATGATGTTAGACAGGTTGCTTTAGGATATAATGGCTACCCAATTGACCAAGATATAGTTGTCTATCATACTAAAACTTCTGAAGTTAAAGACCATTACGCTCAAGAAGTTCTACATTATGCCATAGATGATTTTCAACCTGATATTGTTTTGACTGTTCAAGACTTTTGGATACTTCCTAAAATATCTTTTGTTCTAGCTCACCCAGGTAAGTTTAAATGGGTTCATTGGGGTACACTTGATGCTGAACCCTTAGATTTCTATTCAAGAGAGTCTTTAAAATGGATGCATTACTGTTTTTGGCAATCTCACTTTGGGGCAATTGAATGTAAACAAGTTGTGCCAGAATTATTAGGTGAAGTTATTTATCCTTCAGTTAATCCAAAAGTGTTCCATAAACTTGATAAAGAAGAGTTAAAAAAACAGTTTAAATTAGAAGGTATTAATGTTTTGATATGTAATGCTAGAGGACAACAAAGAAAGAATATCCCCATCTTACTAGATGCTTTTAAACAAGTAATTGAAGAAGTCCCAAGCACTGCGCTTATCTTATCTTCAGGTATCAAAAGAACAAAAACAGACGCAGGTGAATTTGATGGTTATGACTTAGAAAGATTTGTTCATGAATTAGATTTGATAGACTATGTCCTTTTACCTCGTAGTACCGATAGAGGACCAATAGATGATAAAACCCTTAATATACAATACAATCTCGCAGATATAAATATTCTTCCCTCTTGGGGTGAAGGATTTGGTTTACCATTTATTGAGGCAGGAATTTCTAGTGTTCCTTCTATTGGTGTTGATAATTCAGCAGTTCGTGAAATAGTAAAAAATAGGGGTGTTTTAATTAAACCAAGAACTTATGCTTATAACTTAGATGGTTCTAAGTATCAACTTTGCCACCCAGATGATTTAAAAGATGCAATAGTGAAATTACTTACAGATAAGGGAACTCGAATTAAGTATGGCAAAGAAGCAGAAAAGTTTGCCAAAAAACTAACACCTGAAAGTAGAGCAAAATTAATGATAGACAGATTTAAGAAATTAATTAAAGAAGATGCTCAACCTTTAGCAAGAAGATGAACTATAAAAAAAACTGTGTTACCTATTGGCTACCAAAATTAGTAGAACTTAAAATATCAATTCCAGAAACAATATTGATTGATATGGATAAGGTCGATAAAAACTTTGTTCCTGCAATAAAGAAAATATTTTGGATGAAAAAACCAAATAAAGAAGACAGAACTGCTTTTGCAAAATTTAGAGGAATATTGGAAACAATGTGTCAGAAAGCAGGTTATCCATGTTTCTTACGCACCGGACAAACAAGTCATAAACACGAATGGGAAAATACTTGTTTTGTAAAAAACCAAAATCTACTAATGAGAAATGCTCAACATTTAGCAGAACACAGCATTATGACAAATATGAAAGGTGGATTCCCAATAAATATTTGGGTAGTAAGAAAAATGTTAGAAGTAAAACCAGCATTTACAGCATTTGGTGGAATGCCTATTGTAAGAGAGTTCAGATATTTTATTAAAGACGGAAAAATACTTTGTCATCACCCTTATTGGCCTGAGGAATCTTTTAAAAATATGGCTAAAGATAAAAATTGGAAACTAAAACTGGCAGCGATGAATGAATTAACAAAAGAAGAATTTAATAGACTTAAAGAACTTACTTTAAGAATCGCCAGTAGATTTAAAGGTTACTGGTCAATAGATTGGTTAAAAGATAAATATAATAAATGGTATGCCATAGACATGGCAACAGGAAATGACTCATATCATTGGAAAGGTTGTTCCAATAAAAAGGAGATTAAAAAATGAATATTGGTATATTAATTTCAAAATTAGAAAAAAAATATGGTGCTACCTTTAATTTAAAAAGGTATTGGAATAGTAAAAAAAAGAAGTTTCAATGGCAATTTTTTAGTAATAATTTTATTGATGATTCATTGGAAAATTGTTTAAAAAGTGCATTAAAATGAAAGATAACGTTTCTATTATTTGTCCTACTTATAATAAATTAGAATTTTTAAAACCAATGATGGAATCTGTTGATAAAAATACTCAATGGCCTTTTGAATTGATTATTGTTGATAATGCTTCAGATGATGGTACGCAAGAATTTGTTTTAAATTCTGGTTTTAAAATGAATGGACAATATATTAAAAATGAGGAAAATAAAGGTTTTGCTATTGCTAATAATCAAGGGGTAAAAGTAGCGAAAGGAAATTTCCTTTGTTTTCTAAATAATGACACAATAGTAACTAAAGGATGGTTAACAGCAATGATGAATGTTTTTAATGAAGAAAAGGCAGTCGGCATGATTGGTGCAAGACTTATTCATCCAGGCAAAGGAACAATTCAACATGCTGGTATAGTTGAATACAAATCAGGAATGCCTGACCATATTTATTTTAACAAACCAATGGATTACCCACCAGCAATGATTAGAAAACACTATTTTGCAGTTACTGGAGCTTGTATAGTTACTCCTAAAACTCTTTTTGAAGAACTAGGAGGATTTGATGAAAAATATTGGTGTGGTTGGGAAGATATGGATCTCTGTCAAAGAATTAGACAAAAAGGATATAGAATCTATTATGAACCTACAGCATTAGCTTATCATTACGAATCAAGAACAGAAGGTAGATATAGTGCTGAGGGTTCTAATTTTAATTTATATTTTTCTCGTTGGATTCTTAAAGAAAGGAGGTAAAATGATAATACTAAAACATAAATGTAAGCAATATATTTCTCAAAATTGCTGGAAATGTTACAAGCGAACTAATAAAATTCCCCTTCTTTATCCAGAAAATACAATTTGGACTTGTGGATGTGGTGCTAAAAATAAAGTTTATATTAATTTTTGTTCACGTAGATATACAAATAAAACAAATAAAGAAAAAATTATAAAGAAGATTAAGACAACAAAGAATTTTATTTTATCTTTATTTGAAGGAACATTTGTTTTTGTAAAAACATTTATTAAATCAACTTTAGAAGAAATAACATCGCAAAAGTAAGAGGAATTATGAAAATGAATTATTTAGAATTAATAGAAAAAATTGTTGAAAAAGGCATTAAAGCAGCAAAAAGAGATTATAAAAGAGTTGACCAAAAATATATCTTAAAAGGTTCTATTACTGGATTTAAGGCTTGTTTAGGGAAAAACGTTTTGGAGTTAGGAGCATTGTTGTCTCAAGCAAGAGAGAAAAGCCATAAACATTTTACGGAAAATGACCGTTCTAAAGAAAACATAGATAAACATTGGGAGTTAAGAGGATTTGCTTTAGAAGTTGAATGGGTTTGTAATGTGGTTAGTGCGGTTTTAATGAATGAAGGTAAGCCAACAATTATTCCGCCAACAGTAAGAGGAGTAACAACAGCAGCAGATATTGTAGGAGTAGAACAATTAAAATAGTCGCATAATTAATATTGTACGCCATGAATTGTATTTATCGTATTAACGTTTTACGTATTATTTAAAAAAATTAGGAGGGTAGGTATGAAAAATAGATACAAATTACCAAAAGAAGTCTTTGAAACTATAGCTGATATTGGTTATACGCTTGAAGTAACAGAAGATTATGTAACTGATAAATTAAACATACAATCCAAAAAACATATATCTCATGCGAAAAGACAACTTACAAAATTAAGCAAGATGTTAATTAATAAACCATGAAAACTAACATAATCTCATTTATCTTAGGCGCACTAGTTATATTATTATTAACAAGTGTTTTGTATTGGAGTTTTGAGGTATGAGAAAGAAATTAGGTAATTATAAAAAATGTATGTGGTGTAATAAGCCTATTAAAGTAGGAGAAGAAATAATGGGAATATATTATATGCGTTTTCATAAAAAATGTTCTCAAGAGGTAACTTTGCCTACTCAATCTTTAGGAATTTGGGGGAAAGATTTACCTGTAACAGTTTGGTGGGATAACTTACCTTTTTATAAAAAATGGCTCTATACAATTAAAGAAAACATTGATAATTTTATTCATCGTAAAGAAAGAGAAAAGTTTAGAAATTGGCTATGTACTACTGAAAAAATAAAATGAAACAACTTTTAATTGATATAGCCATCTACCCAATAGGAATACTATTTATAGTAATTGTATTTATATTTAGTGGGTGTATGGGTATTTATTTTAAGGTTAATACTAAGCCTACAAAGAGTGACTGGGGTACTAAAAGTTAAGAGAGGATAGGGTATGAAAAAAGTAATAAATATCAATAAAATTATAAGAAAACTATTTTGTAACTTAGGAATACATTTTTCATGTGGATTTACATTAGGAAAATATTTAAGATGTTGGGATTGTGATAGTAATTGGAGGTATTCTCATAGATATAAAATAATTGCTTTTGGTAAAAAAGGTGATTGGCATAAATAACTATTAACACTATAAGCGTATGAACAAACAAACTAAATTAAGAATGATAGTAGAAAAGGCAGTAAAGAATGGGTGGGATGCTGATAAATTATTTACCACAGATTCAGTTAATGATTTGGAATACGGATCAGAAGAAGTATACGAAATCGATGAGGTTCACCACTATACAAGGTTCCTTTTCGACCACGATTTTGCAAAGAACTATTGGAAAACTAAAAGATGTATAACCTGTATTAAAGAAAAAATACCATTAAAAGACGATTGTAGAGCGCATGAATGGAAAGAACACATCCAACAAGCCGTAGTGAGCGATGATCCGATTGATTATTATTATAAGTTTTTATGAATCAAAATAAATTCATACAATTGGCGGTTGAGGAGTTTGAGGAGGAGTTATATGGATTGACTTATAAACATGATAACGAGATAACTCTAGCTATGGAAGATTTAGAACAATTTCTCACCAAAAAACTCAAAGAGGCATATAGGGAAGGATATACTAAAGGATTAAAGGAAAACGCAAGTAAAGCAGTAGGATTAGTAATTGAAAAATTAGATAAGGAGAAATAATGGGAAAGATAGATGAATGGAAAGAAAAGTTTGATAATAAATTCCATTGGCGACAAAAAGATGCACTTTGTTTGTGTGAAGATGTTAAGAAATTTATCCGTATAGAAAAACGTACATCATATAAACAAGGTCAAGAGGATTTAAAAAAGAAATTACGGCTGTATTCAAGTATGACTGAGATAGTAAAGGAGATAGAATGAAGCAATTTACTTTACCATATAGCCATTACTTTTTAAATCTTCTATCTGCTTATCCCAACTAAAAATTACTGCAAACGCATTAACCAAGAGAACTACGTCGCTTGAAGGGTCTGTCGGTAACTCCTGGGGGATTGATGTCTGTTGCAGATGATCCGTCAAAGAGGACAACTGTTCTTCCTTTTAAAAAAACACGAGATTCCTCTAACTGATTATTTGCACTATCAAGATTACGTTGATGTGAGGCCCTCCCCGCATGATGACTATTATCATGGGCTTTAGGCCCGTCTAAACCCGTATTTGGATCAAGCCGTTCTGTTTTACACATTTTAAAATCCTATTCCATTTTTGTTAATACCAAGTTTGCTTTTATGTAAAAACTTATCAAGACCCGATAAAAGTGCAATTACTCCTGCTATCACTATAACTTTCCAATTAATCGTATTTGTTTTAAGCTGTAAAATGACAATTGGAATAATAGTAATTACTGCGGTTCTTAGAACCTGTTTAACACCTTCCTTTATTTCTTTTGACATAACTATCACCTACTTCCTATTATTGTTTCTATTATTGCTAATCTTTGATGAACGTCGTTTAAGTCGGTAACTAACCTTAATTC